GTCTGCATAGCTCTTCGGCTTCGAGGAACTTCCGCAAGGCGACTGCTTCCTTATCTATACCAATCCGTAGATCGGGCAGCTTCTGGAAGAACGCCAAGGCCTGTCTGCATTGCTTCACAGCATGAGCAGTTAGGTTGGGATCCGAATAGTTCAACTCGAACTCAACTAAAGAACGATAGTCGCCGCGCTCTATGAGGCGCATAATCTGGTGACCAAGTTCACCGCCCTCACGGGCGTGCGAGTAGGCTAATTCCCTGAAGACGTCTAAAGACTCACCGGGAGTTAATTCCTCTAACCAATGCGAAAGTTTACGCATATATAATCTCCATCAGAGCATGAAGTTAGACGCGATGCAGGCCAAGAAAGGCTGATCGCGAGGAGAACGACGGCAATTATAGCCGCACGCTGAGACATCACTTGCTCGTAACGCTTTTGGCGTCGCGTCAAGTAGGCATCAGAAGCTGATCAAACAGCTCCGATACCGGACCAGAAGTGGCAGCTGCCACCGAGGTCGAGATGTTCCCCATGAGATTCACGTTAATCTGCCGTGCAAGACGGCGCGACGTGATAGTCCCACGCTCATGGAAGTACCCAACGGTTTCCATCGTGTCCACGTAAGCCACCTTTGGGGCGGCCGTGTAGCCCGATGAATTCTGTCCACTGACGCTCTCCATCACGGGAACTTCAGTACGGGTAGTGACCCGGAAAACACCGCTCGGAAGCTTACGCTTCGTCAGGGTGGCTCGAACCTGCGCGTAGTCTGGAACACCCGTGAGGGATTCCTTCCACGTCGCTTTCAACGACCCATCAGGCTGACGCTCGATGGATTCGCCCACAAGAGTGTGGAGCACCGGGGTAGCAGCGCCGTCGTAGACGGCGATATTGGCTTGGGCAGTCATTGCTCAGTCAATTCTTTCTGTACGAATACGTACGTAAACCTTACTCCGCGAAATGCGGTTTATAAGATTGGAGATGGACGTCGCCTCACGGCGACCACTAGCTTTCGCGAGGCCTAGCAACAGAGAAAATACTCTGAAGACGGGACACTGACCGAGGTCAAAATCTAATTCCAGACGGCTTGATTGCCGCTTGGGTTAGAAGTGCGATCGCATTTGCACAGTGTTGCCACGATGCAGCTTCCTTTAGCGATTTAAATGCCGGGAGTGGCAATTTCGGCGCCGAGGAAATGGTCCGCGCGAAGTGGACCGAGTTGTATTCAGCTCTAACTCGACTAGTCATGCCCGCGGAGGGTTCCGGATGGAACGCAGTTCCGGTCTGCAAGTCGGAGGTGACATAGGTTGCCACGATAGAACTGACTACTGCCCGCGCCTCTAAGTAGCTGCCAATTGGTAGGAACCAATCTGCTACGAACGAGAACGGTAGTAACTCCCATGCCACAAGCTCAGGGTTGAGAAGACCCAGCTGTGCGAGAGCGGAGGGATGCTCCGAGACAATCACTTTCAAAGATCGTCGGTGAACCCGACTACTTTTAGTAGTGATAGGTGACTTATAACCCGTCACAGTTCTCGTTTGCACGTCCTCCCTACGAACAGACATCCGATATGTCTGTTGGGCGGGGACAGAGAGCTTATGCGCCACAGCTTGGGCGCCCGCTTCCACGTCCTTGAGGAGTGGAAGCCAGCCGTACTGGAGTTCAAGCCAGTGCGAACTTGCTCTCTCGGCAGTGGGCCTGAACGGCCTCATCTGCTTATAGGGCTTGATAGGCTTCCGAGAAGTCCCTTCCAATAAAGATCGTGCCGTCCCGGCAAGATCGCCCCGCCTTAGGTGATGAAGAGCCTTAGCCAATTTAATGGCCGTGTCCCCAATCATCTTGAGAGTCTGGTGACCCTCACCTAAGAAGACCGACATGTTAAAGTCGGATCCCTGAAGCTTTTCTCGAAGCTTCCCGACCAGCTTGAGCTGATCGTTGGCCGTAAGCAGACTAGCTGCGGCCCACGTAGGCGTGGCTGTTAACCACATGACAGGCCGGTCTAACGGCGTGCCATCACTGAGTATAAAACGTGCTAGCTCATCGGTGAGACGAGTTTCGTCCATCGTATACTCATGGTCTACGTCATACGCCCTTTTGGGCGGTTTCGAGATCCCCACCCGTCTTTCACGGAAGGAGTGAGTCTTACCGTTACGGATAACGGTTCTCAGAGGGGGCCTTTCATACCGTTGTACAGTACGATCAGCGCCACTCCAAGAGCGTTGACTCTTTATGCCGGTCCAGCCTCCTGCCCAGAAATCGACATAACTATCTCGATTCCAGCTACCCGTCGTCATTCGCCCGATTTCTCGGGTGCCGGCGTATTTAAACGCGCGGCAAGTGCGAGCCTCTTGGCCTTTTCCTGGTGCTTCACAGCAGCAAAGAAACGGTTTTTGAAGTCCAACGACAGCATAGGTAGCTGCTCATCAACGCTCAAAAGCGCTGACAGCGAGACCTTCTGAAGCTCTACATAGTCGTCACCCCTAAGGATGACTTCAATGCTGCTCAGTTCGATCTCGACTCCCTCATCGGTGTTGATAAGAACAAATCTCATACTATTCTCCTGGGTTTTGATGCCCAAGTAGTATGAGCACCGTGAGGTTGCCCGCAATGGGCGGAGAAGAGGGAACCACCCTCTATCCATTCCCGGTAGTAACCTGGTTAGGGCACTAGCTCGAACCTAATCGCAAAGGCAATCAGCCGATGCGGCCCGATGGTCAATGATGACGATCGAAACTCGGTTCTGAACCAAGACATCCACGCGAAAGGGTGATGAACCCAGCGTGCCTTCTGGTATTCCAACCAAAAGTCGTGTCTTGCAAGGAACACTCGAGGCGTAAACCGCCAAGAGCGAGAAATATCTCCCACAGGGTGTTTGCC